CCATAATTCCTCTGAAAGCGCCACTGACTATTGTGCCAAGTATCCCTACGGCAACACCTGCTTTAGCTGCTGATCCTTGTACAACTGTAAATCCTTTGGCCATGTCCAAAAGATTTGTTGTAAATTGTTGAAATTTAACCTTAGTGCTACCACCAACAACATCATTCATTCGGGCTGCTATATCTCCTACTAGAGCGGTACCCGCTACAAAGCCCGAGCCGGCACGTGCCATAGAAGGAGCAAGGCCGCCTTGCTGAGCTGTCTGTGGTCTCGTAGGACCAACAAATCCTGGGCCTGTTGCTGGGGCTGTGGGTAATCCTTGCCAGTATGACCCAGAAGCTCTGACTTGCCCGGGTGTGGTTGCTGCAAAACGAGTAGCCAAAGCTGCTCGTTCCTGCTCTAGTGCTATTAAACTTTGCTGAAGTTGTTGTTGGGTGATTAATCCTGCATTGTATTGTTGTACTTTTGCGAACATTTCAGCAGAAGCAGTTTTTACAGCAGCACTCAGCTTTAACTCATTTAAGGTGCTAGTATTCTGCAGTATTCCCAACTGCTTCATCTGATCCAATTTTACCTGGCTGGTACCAACTGTTGCTTTTACAGCATCATGATACTTCTTTTCTAGCTGCTCTGCTTTTGTGTAGCTAGCTAAGTCAACTGGGCTTTGGAGCTTGCCAAAGATTGCTTGTTCTAGCTTTTTAGGCGCAATGCCTGCTCCAACTGCTTGACCTTTAGCCCCAGTTCTTGCTAACATACCTGTTGGTAGGGTGGCGGTAACGGCCTGCATTGTTAATGCTTGAGTTTGACCTGCCAATGCTGCTAATTTTGCTTGTTCTGTCTGAATAGTATTGGTTATCATTGCCATTTGACGACCAATTTCAATTCTTTGCTGTTCTGCTTGGGCTTTGGCTCTAGCAGAACTGAATGTAAATAGGTCAACAGCTAGATTTTTTAATTCTGGTAACGCTCTTTTTGCAAGCATGCCGCTGATAGCTAATGCAAGGGCTATAACTGCTCCTTTGCTGTCTGCTAAAAATCCTAATAGTGGCTTGATACCTTGATTAATAAAATTCAAGATTGTATTTATAGCTTCTTTACCTGTTGCTGTAAATCTTGAAAATGGATCATCCAAAGTGGCAAAGTCTTTCCACTTTGATCCTGCTTGCTCTACAGCATTTGCATATGCTGCTACTCGCTGTTGTGCACTAAGAGCGTCTGCTCCACCCTTTATGTCGAATGCCTTAGCATAGTCATCATAAGCTTTTTTCGCCTTGATGAAGATACCTAATTCATCCAAAATTTCTTGTTCTTGCTTTGCTGTACCCTGAATAATACGACGTACAGAGTCATTTACATCACGTCCAAGACCTACAGCAGCACCTTTTGCAATAGTTACTAAACTTTCCATTTGTTTAGCTGCAATTCCTGCACTCGTACCTAGGTTTGCAAATTGCATTGCATCTTCAAAGCTTAGAGCATAACCAGTAGCAGCTTGAAGATTTTTACCTAGTAGTGCTAAATCTGTGCCGGTACGTTCACCTAGCATTTTGGAAGCTTGAATCAAACGCTCAAAATTGGCAGCTTGTTGTAGGTTTTGGAATGCGCTGCTTACAGCAAATATGTTAGCAGCAAATGTGGCGTATAGACGAACGACTCCACCCAAGCCTTCGGCTTGATTTGCAAAATCACGGCCTGCTGCGCCAGTGCCGACAGTTCCACGAACTCTGTTGTAGTTTCGTACCTCAGCACTCTCTGGTGTATCTCCGCCGCCACCGCTACGACTCATAGCACTGCGAGCAAGCCTTTGAGTTCTAGTAAGTTCGTTATTTAATTCGCGAGTTTCACCAGTTCTACGCTGTATTGAGCGACTGGCGTCGCGAAGTTCCATATCAATATTTACATCTGCCATAGCCTCTCCTCAAAGGATGAGCGAGCACAAAAATTAGTGCTTAGTTAATTAGCTCTAATTATACCACTTAAGCACAATCCCGTCAAACCAAAAATAAAAAAGCCCACCATTAAGGCGGGCTTTTTGAGGATTTTGAACTTTCCTCTTGTTTACGCTTTTCAGACAGCTGACGCACACGTTCACTGTCAATCAAGGCTATCAATTCTAATATGAATCGCTTTTCGTCTTGTGGTACATGGTAAATGGTGAATAGATCGTTGATTCCGCTCATGTTCTTACCCATGTAGGTACCACTCATACCTTCCCATACATCCTGCAATACTTGGTACAATTCAAATGCATTCTGCACTTCTGGCGGAAAGTCATCGAACTCTACCGGGACCTCATCTTCAACTGGACTGGTACCCAGGACTTCGCACATTTCATAGTACTGATCTTTGGTCATACCTACAGCACTATTTTGAAAGAAATTTGTTATTGCAGACCGGATGAGTTGATTCTGATCACTTAGAAGTTTCCCAGGTCTGTGACCTGTTCTGTAATGAAACTATCAAAGTTAGTACTATTCTTCATCAAGCTTAAAGCATTTTCGTCAGAGAAGTCTACTGTGGTGGTTGGATCGCGATCACCCAGTTCAATTGGTACCAATTTGGAAAGGTGTTCCAATGTTAATCCAGTCCAATCCTTGATTGTGTTTTGTACGTACAATTGCAGGAAGAGGTCTTCGTCAAAGTCTTCTGTCATTTGACGATTTTTGAATACAGTTTTAGTACTCTTCTTACGAATTGTGGTAAGTGTCTCACGACTCAAAAAACACAACTTGATTTTGAAACCCGGCAGACCAGGAAATTCAGTTTCCACGGTCTTGTTTGGTACTAATAGAGTTTTGATATTAGAAATTGACATTTGTGCCTTTTTAAAAAGGGCTGACGGTTAAGTCAGCCCGGTGTTAAACATTAAGCTGCGTAGTAGCTGACAGTAGCTTCGTTAGCTGCTTCGATATTGTAGGTATCGGTTGTGCTATCGGTAAATCCGTGAGCAGTAAAGCTAATAGTTGTACTAACAACCTGTTCTGCTGAGACTGTTGGAATAGCCAACATTGCTGCTGGTAGTGCTAGTACTACCTTGTTGGTATTGCTGCTTCCACCGATAGAAATAGTGGTGCTGTACGCGGGAGCTACATCTGTGGCGCTGCCAGTTAACAAGTCATTCAGAATAGCGCCTGTATCTGTACCACCTGTGCGCAAGTATGCGGTCAAGGTGCCGCTGATTGCGCGAGTTCCTGTGAAATAGGTAACTGGAGTATTTACAGTACCCAAGTTTGCTGGTGTTAGGTATGTTAGGTTATTGGCAAATGTAATGCTACCACCAGTGATAGGAACGTTGTAACTTGTGCCACCACCATTAATACCCTTAACCATCGTTACAGTACTTAACTTGTTGGCTAGATAACCAGCAGTTGTGTCTTTTACCTTAACACTGCCGCTCAATGTGCCACCACCAAGAGTGCCGTCGGTAGCTACTGTTACGCCTGTAATCTGACGAATTGCTGTGCCGCGACCTGTCCAAGCAATAGTTGCAATTGCATCTAAGCCAAAGTCAATAGTGGCTTGATCAAGAGCACAGTTATCAATCAAGTATGCTACGTTGTCAACCAACATAATCATACCAAAGCTCTTTAACTGGTGCTTGTTTGAGTTCGCAAAACTCAATGTGGATGAAGAAGGACCAGGAGTCCAAGCGTCAGTAGCACCACGACCAGTTGCAAAAGCACTCCATAAAACGCTCTCTTCACAGATTACGTTGGTGTTTAGCTTGGGTCTGATATAGGTTGAGAATGTGAACTCTACGGGCTCCAAAGCTGTATTAAAAGCTCTTTGGCCACGGCTGGGTGTGTCGCCCGCTTCATTTAGAGTTACTGTTTCTGTTGTTGTGTTTTGTGAAAAACTAAATCCATCCAACACTTGGATTTCAAAAGTATCTGCGTTATCAAAGCCGCTTGAAGCAACCACACCAGTAGTAGTGCTTACATTGGTTGTGAAGAACACGCGACTATTACGTACTAAATTTAATGCCATGGCAATTCCTTTATGGTGACATACCCTTGGGCCTTGCTAGATCTTTATCTGCGGTAGCCTGGGGTATAGTTCTACATGATCTGATATCGAACTTGTAGATTTATTTCTCCGACTGCATACGGAGCTAGCAAACCCTCGTCTGTGGTTATGCTGGTGATCAAAATTTCTGTGGTTTCGTGTCCGGTGGTTTCGTCGTACACTAAAACCCGGTTGCTGTCCACGCAAGTCTCTACATCTTCCAATAGAGCTTCTAACTGTTCCTGGCTTTCGTCGCCTTTGCAATACAACTTAATACACAATCCCAAGAAACCCCAGGTAAATTCACTGGGAAGGTATTCCCGCATCTCGGTTCCGGGAGTTACGTACACGGAAGGAAAGTTGTTGCACTCGTCCCAAAACACTAACTTAGAAAAGGCTGCACCATAAAGATCTGTCTTGTAGGGGCCGGTTCCGTCTATGGTCTTCAGTTTTTCGGTTAGTGCTTTTACTATACTAGTTCTTCTAGACATTGACGGCCCTCATACGGTTGGCTACTTGAGTCTGAGCGATTTCCCTGATTGACTTGGCTATCAGCAGTTTAGGGTCTCTGGATGCGGGGCGTTCTTGTCGGCCGCCTTTAGAGAAAGTTGCATATGGATTTTTCATGTAGCTGTAGAAAGCAGTTATCATACCTTCACGGCTTTCACTCAGTCTTTCAACTTTTACTGAGTTGGCAAATCGACCACTACGATAGTTTAATATATCCTTACGATTGCCTGTACCCATATTTCGCTTAATCTGCTGCTGTAGTAAACCATTTATTTGATTTAATAAACTAGATAGATTTATTACAGTCTTGGGTACAGGTGCTACAGTAGTTCTTGATACTGTTGTTGCTGCTTTTGGGGCGGTTACTTTCGGTTTAGATAGTTTTAATTGCTTTTTTGCAGCAGGATTAAGAACAATAGTTCTTTGTTTTACTCTAGTAGTCTTTGCTTTTACTATATTGCTTTTTTCTTCTTTAGGTTCTTCACCTTTTAAAAGCTGTATAACGGCAGACTTTAAATACTGTTTTAAAGTTTTAGAAGAAGATGCATTTTCAGGATTCTTAGTTAAAACTTTTTCTCTTAAAATACCAATAATGTATTTTATATATTCTACCTGCTCTGACCTAGTAAATTTTTTAGCTGCACTTCTTGGTACTAAATCTAGTTTTGCTACTTTTTCTTCTTCTCTACCACGAGTTTGATTGATATTCCAATCTTCTGGTAGTGTAAAAGTTACACCAAGTCTCATCAGTATACTAGACTTAGTTTGAAAACTTTTAGAAAAGGTTATTTTATTACTAACTAGACCGCTTTTATCTCTGTAGTACACCGATGCTTGTTCGATTTGTTGTGTAGTTGCACCTGATTTTGCGACACCATACACACTTGATGCGTATCCAGGAGAATTAACAAAGCGGCCTAATTCATTTTCACCATCTTTGCTAATAATCATGGCATGTCCGAAGTTTACAACATAGCCAACATTTATATTCTGTATAAGATCTCTTGAAAGTATATTTAAAAACTCTGTTTTTACTACAGTAGATATTGCTTCATTAATACTACTTCTCATACTTTGATACGATTTACCAAAGTAAATATATACATCTGCGCTAGAGCCTAAATCTCTGTCATACACGCCAAGTACGGCGCTTCTACCAAATACTTTGCCTATTTCAATAGCAAATTTTTGGCCGGTTTTTAGAGCCTGTTCTTTTGTAACAGAAGTACTATTCTGAAAGTCAAATAAGTCTTTGCTTAAATCATTAAGTTTTTGTATTGGATTTGATCCAGTAACTTTTACTGATCTCCAGTGCTTTAAAACAGCTGAGCGTATTGAATTCTTTAACCTATTATACTCCGCACTATCTTTGTTGTTTAACTTTTCTACAAGCTTATTTAGTGCTGTGTTTTTTACATCTTCTGAGATATCCTCTGTACCTGCATTCTTTTTAAATACAATAAAATATCCTACTTTTTCCTTAATATTTGATACTATAAGAGATGTAACTGTATTAATATCTAATACATGTATATTTGGTACATATTCGTCGTATACTTGTCGTATTTTTGTCTGTAAACTTAATATAGTATTGTAAGCAGTAAGATTATTGCTTATAGTTCTCAAGTCGTCTTCTTGTAACTTTCTCGTTTCCCCGGCCACACCAGCCAGAAAAAATTCCATATTTTCAACAATACTAAAATTATATAACGATTGAGCCATATCAGTTGTAGTTCATTACATACAAGTCCAACACTCTCTTGATGTGCGCTGGCATGTTTGTGGTTGATATGTATTCGATCTGTACACTATTGGTGCCGGGGGCCTTGCTGCTGTGTACCGCGGCGTCATTCTTTAAGTAGTATGTTACAAGATCCAACACAGCCAACTTTAAGTCTTCTGGAAGTGTCTCGTATCCTGCCGTATACGTGATTCTGTAGCCGTTGATCAAGTCTTCAAAGTACCGTATGGGATTAACCGGAACGATCTGCTGTGTACTCTTTTTAAACACCCAGTCAGTGTACTCCACCAGCTCAGTCCAGGTATTACCATAGTCTGTACTTTGCTCTATACTTTGAATCTGAACTACAGGGGCTTCTGTTGGATTAAAACAATCACCACCGTCAAAATACTCAACTTTACTATCATCAAGATAGTCTTTAAAAGTACGGCGGCATAGACTCTTTACCAGTTCACTCACTTTGGGAATGATGGCACTTATGGCTGTGTCTTGAGCTGGCCCAGTAATGCCAACGTAGTTTTTGTATTCACTTAGAGTAACTAGGCTAATTCCCATGACCTCTCCTTGGTTTTTCCAAAGGATTTATGTAACCCTTTGGAAAAACCGGGGACCAAAGTCCCCAGTTTTAGTAGATTAGATGTTAAAGCGTAGAGCTCTTACACCGCTTCCTAGATTTGTTGTCAACTGTGTTAGACCAGTACGTAGTGATGCTACTAATACACGGCTCTGACGCTCGATGAGCTCGTCAGTGTCAACACGTAGACCACGCTGGTTGCCAACCAAGAAGTTAGCTGTTGCGAAGCAGAAAGCGCCTAGGGCGTCGTCAGCCTTGCCGGGTAGTTCGCCGCTAACAACTACTGGTGTATTGGCGATAGAACCAATCTGACCAGTTAGTAGAGTAGCTTGTGTGCCAACCTTGTCCATTGTCTGGAATGTTGAATCTTCTAGTAGATCGTAGTATACGTCTGTAGAAACAACATAGACTAGCTCTGAAGGATCTAGACCCCAAGCACCCATGGCCTTGCGTAGGCTGCGTAGGTTAGCAACTGTAACAGTGGCTGAAGGAGCTAGAGGAGTAACAGCGCCGGCTTCGCCAACTGGATCGTAAGAGGCGATACCCTTAACTGGATCAGCAGTTGTAGCGCCTGTACCGTACATCATAGCGCGATCAACTGTACGTGCTACACGGCGTAGCATAGCGTCGCGAACGATAGGTAGTAGAACGATTAGTGAATCTTCTTCTTCTTCGAAGGCCATGTACTCACGTGTTGCTACCTTGTAGGAACGTAGAGTGATTTCGCCTAGGCTATGTGTAGCTGTGTTACCAGAGCTGTTGTTGTTGGTAGCACCGAAATCGGTATTAGCAACCCACTGAGCTAGACCAGCTTCTGGATTTAAAGGAATACGCATTACATTGGTCTGCATATTGATGCCTCTCATTAGAGGAGCCATCACTAGGCGTCTACGTACTTCGTTTTCCATGTTGAGAGAAACTTCGGTTTCCCAGATGCTGTCAGGTGAAGCAACTAGACCGGCAGGAGTACGGGTACCCTTCTTCTCTAATAGATCACGACCAAACTTGGTGTCGCCAATAGCCTTACGAGTTAGCTTGCTCAATAGAACAGCCTTTTCCTTTTCCTCGTAAGAAGCTTCACCAGCAGCAGCCTTGTCGTTGAAGGTCATCTTGGAGGCTTGAATAGCCTTCAATTCATCAGCCTTCTCCTTTAGAGCAGTTTCTAGACCTTCTAGGGCCTTCTTCTGCTCAGCGCGCTCATCGGCAAAACGCTTTTCAACTTCGGCTAGTAGCTTCTCTGCACCGCTTTGACCGACTTCGATCTGAGCAGCAACAGCAGCCTTAACGCGAGCGTCGATTTCGGCTTGGCGAGCGACTTCTTGTGCCTTGGCTTGTGCTTCGGCTTGTTGACGGGCTTCTAGAGCCTTGGTAGCTTGTTCGGCAGCTTCTTTAGCAGCTTGGGCAAGCATTTGCTTGATTTCTTCTGGATTCATATTCCATTCCTTTGTAACATTGCGATCTGCTTCCGTAGCGGACTCTAGCCCTTTAGC